ACAGTTATCTACTACAGTAATAATTATGATTTAGAAAAAAGATTACAATCAGAGGATCGTGCACACCGCATAGGTCAAACAAATAAAGTTACTTATATTGATATAGTCTGTAAAAATACAGTAGATGAAAGAATAGTAAAATCATTACGTTTAAAACAAAACATAGCCCAAACTGTATTGGGTGAAGAAAAATGGAAAGATTGGTTAGTCTAACGTTTTCTCATACCAGCCATTTTCATAGCAGGCATAGCTACAGGACTTACATTAGGCATCATAGCAACTTGTGGGAAAGTAGGTATTTCAAAAGGAAGTTGTATTGCTGGTATCCCAATATTTTCTATTTGTGGTAGTTGTAAAGGAAGTTCTACAGGTAAACTAGGCATAATAAAGTCTTCTACTGGGGGAACTTGTATGGGTAATTCTATAGGTAGATCAACAGGTAACTTAGGTAAGTCAGCAGGAACTGTTATCTGAGGTATTTCATAAGGAATATCTGGAACAGGTACAGAACCTATACCACCAACTCCAACACCTTTAGGTAAATTATCTAATATTTCTTGTATGTCTATATTACCGATCTCTGGTTCAAATACCACACCTGGAGGAGCAGGTGTTCCTGGACCAGTAGGTAATCCTAATTCAGCACCAGTAACAGGAAAAGCTTTAGGTGGTGGAGGAGCAGGAGGTGCCAGAAAACTTCTAAATGTTTGTCGTTGCATCTCCATAAGTTTTCTCATATCTTCTTGATTTCCAGGATCTGTTCTAGGTGGTCTTATAAGAGCTTCTATACCTGTAGGGGCAGGTTTAGATTTTGACAAAGACTCTAAGAATGCTTCATACATTCTACCAACAGTGCCAGAACCAAATATTGAACCATCGCTGGCTGTATACATGTCCATCGTTCCTATACCGCCTTCGTCTTGAAACTTTTTATACATTGGTGAATTATAGAAAGCTTCTAGATTAGGATTTTTTTCTCTTTTACGTCTTGTTGTACCGCCTAATAAAGATCTCAAACCTTTTGATTCTGTAGGCAGTCTTTCCATACGCACACTTTGATCTTGCATATCTATTTGATCTTGTATGCCTTTCTTTAAATTTTTAAAAAACCCCATTTTATTCTCCGTAACCGTATTTTAATTTTACTCTACCACCTATGTTCATACCTGTTGGTCTTTGGAATCCTGGACCAAATCTAATAGTATCTTCTGGAGTAACATCAGTAATCGGTTCTTCTTCCTCTACACTTTCTCTATAGTATATCCTACCGAGTGCTCTCACTAAACTTTTTACCGCAGGACTTTTAAATACTTTATCACTTGTAATTGCTTCATACATCTTATCAGGGTTAGATAATAATTCAATAGTTTTAAAATCTTTTCTTCCTGTGAGTATACGCTTAGCAGCAGTCATCACACGTCCTGGAGTAGTGAATAACCCTACATAAGCACGAGCCAAAGAGTTAAGTGCGTCAAGAGTAGGATCGTCAGCCTTTTTTACAGCTGATACTCTAGGATCATCAAAAGCTCTGAGTCTTTTAGCGATATCACTTAATTGTTCAGTAAATTTATCACCGAACCACACTTCTAAATTATCTTTATTATTGTTTATGTAATCTTGTAATTGAGTACCATCATAAACTTTTTGATTAAGAGTTCCTCTTTTTTGTGTTTTTTCTTGTATATCTTTAAATATGTATGATTTATAAGCGTTTAATAAATCTTTACTACCACTATTATTAAGAGCGTCAAATACTTCTTTAGTGGCAGTTATTTTTCCAGGACTCCATGTATTTTTAAATAAATCTTCTGGTGATTTATAATTCCTAGCCACATCTGCTAAATTTGTATTTTTTTCTATAAGTTCTTTAGCTCTTTTTAGTTCTAAATCTCTTTGTTTAAATGTATTTATAAATTGTTCAGCGTTAGTAAATTCTTGTATCTCGTCTTCATTAAAAAACTTTTTGATAATGTTGTCATTTTTAGCCATGAATGTTTCATGAGCTCTAGGTGTTTTAGGTCTCATAACACCACCCACAGTTTCTACTACCTCATCCATGTATGCGTTTCGTATGCCACCCTTTAAACCTAATAGTCCTGCTGTGTTCTCAGGGTCAAATAATATATCGTCTATAAACCCAGGAGATGTAAAAGATCCATCAGCTTGTGGAGTAATATTATTCCTTAAAAAGGTAACAAAGCCATTATATGCAGTTTTATCACCTTGTCTATATAGATCATTACTAACTGATTGTAAATTAAGTAGTCTTTTTATTTGATCATTATTAAAAGTTTCCATCTTTTGTCTATACAGCCTCTCAGCTTCTATAAACCCTCTATAGGCTTCTGGACTACCACGATCTTTTAGTGTTTTAGCTCGTATACTTTCTAAAACTTTTCTAAAATTTATCAGCTCGTCTACGTTGTTACCCAAAGCTACGTTCTGCCTGATAATACTTCTTAGGTTAGATAAGTCTTGCGTAAATACTGTATCTGATTTTTTAGTGCCTTTTTCTATACTTTCAAGTATACCGTTCACTATCTTTTTATCTTGTGGATTAGCAAAGGCTTGTGCTTCTAATATATTTTTAAACCTCTGTGCAGGTTTTTTAAGTGTGCTATAATCATAAGCTTTTTCATTAGGCTTAAAGTTAGCTAGTTGTTTAGCATTTTCGTATGCTTCATCAACTGATTTTATAGCTGAATCTTCTGCAGCAGAAAATGTGCTCCTTATCTGTGCACCAGCTGTAGCTGGGTCTAGTGAACCATCAGCTATGCCTCTAAATATATTATCAGATTCTACACCTAATTCTATTATGTCTCTTTCTGCTTGCACTAATTTAGGGCTAGTCTCTATAGTTTCTTGTGCTATGTCTCTTATTTGTTCACCTCTTACAGCTCTAGTTGCAGCACCAGCTTCTTCTTCTACTAAATCACGTGTAATACCCTGTGCTTCAAAAGGTTGTGGAACTAAATCTCTTCCTGCTTGTTCTTGTGCTGTATAGATATCTCTTAATGCTTGAGCTTGCGGATCTTCTGTCTCTGCTATGTTTCTTAATCCAGCTTCTAAACCTTCTGCTGGAGAAGTCACCTCTACACCTTCATCTGCAGCTCTTATCACTACTTGAGGTGCAGTCATAGCAGCAGTGTCTTCGCCTGCTTGTTTAAGTGTTTCAAATGATTTTAAAAATTCTTCTTCCTTTAATAATGTATCTGGTACTCTAGCGACACCCATAGCAAGTTTTACTAATTTAAATACAGGTATAGCACCTAAACCGAATAATGCTGTCATACCAGCTTCTTTCATAGCCTGCCCTGTCATGTCGTAATCTTCTGGTAAATAACCTTGCTCTTTTAGATAATTTAAATTATTTAATCTCCATACAAAAGTTGCTACAGTTTCACCAGTTACTGCACCAGCACCTATACCTAGTGGACTTCCACCTGTCATTGCCCCACCAGCTATCCCGCCACCTACACCTGCGGTTATTTCTGCAGCGAGAGGCTCTACAAAGGCTAAAAAATCGCCTTTATTGAGTCCTGGAGGGTTAATTACAGTGGGCTGGTTATTATTTAGAGGGTCGTTAAAAATTAACTCTCTTGTGTTAGGTTCTACTCTTACGTTATAGTCGTAAGTTCTAGGTATATTGTAATCTTCTGCGTAGTTTTTCTGTAAAACTCTTGTTACATAATTAGGATCTACCCTTATATCTGGTGGTAGCAGTTCTATTTGACGGATAGTGTCACCTTGCGCACCTCCTGTAAAATCTACCCCTGTGTACTCAGCCCTTGTTTGTGGTTCTGCTCTAGAAAGGTATGTTTCTACAAAGTATGGATCATCAGCTAGTATGCCTTTTTTAATAGCATCATCCATAGCTTTTTTATTTTTCATATAATCTACCACAGGTGCAAACTGACTCATGCTTTTAGTAGGCTCTGGTGCTTGATAACCAAACTCAGCTAGTTTTTGTTGATCTAGTTGTAATGCTGCTTGTGTTTGTGCTACTCCTGGATTTACGAGCAGACCAGCTTCATACTCATCAAGCATTTTATCTAAATCTATTACGTCATTCTGTGCCATTATTGATTTAGTTGTTTTTGTATGTAATCTCTTATAGCAATAAACTCTGGACCTTGTCCTAAGTTATTCCTTATTTCTGCTAAAAATCCTAGTTGTGAGTTTTGATCACCCTTACTTAAATACTCTACATATATGTCATGTATTGTTTGATTACCGTACCCAGAACGTTCATTACCTCCAGGAAGCACGGTCACTGATTGAGCATCTGTGTTAGCTGGTATATAGTTAGCATCTCTATATGCGTTAGGACTTGTCTTGAGTTGTGCCTTTAGTTCTGCTATGGTGTATGGAGCATCTCTAAATGGTTTAGAAGCATCATCTGTTGCTCTTACATCACCGAACTGTTCTTCTATAAATGAGAGTCTTGTTCCATCTGGCTGTGTAGTGCCCATAGCATATTTAAGTTCATTATCCAAAGCTATCTCATGTTTATTCATAACAGATAATGTTAAATCATCCACTAAAGTTAAAAACTCTTTTGCAGAAGTAGCGAAAGCACCAGCTCTTTGCAGATATCTTTCCATATCTTTATCTGATATATCACGGCTTTTTTGATTATCTGTAGCAGCACTTTGTAAAGCTAGTGTTAATACTAAACTGTTAACTCTTTTTCTAGATAAACCTGAGTTAAGTAAAAATTTACCTAAATTACTGTTTGCTATTTGATCATCAAATTGTTTTGCGTACTTATCAAAAGTTTGTATTTCTTCTCCTGGATCTAATACACCGTTACCATTAGCATCTGTGTAAAGGTTGTATCCTTGTTCTTTATCTGTAAATATAGTTTTTAATTGATCAACTTCGTCAATAACTCGTTTACCAATAGTTGTTAAACCACCAGCAGCACCGAATGTTAGTGGAGCATTATTTTTTTCAGCTTCGTTAAATAGATCTACTATGCTTTGACGTGTTTTAATTACTTGGTTTCTAGTTGTGTCGTTTTGTATTAAAAACTGTTGCACTCGTTTTCTTTCTTTACCTGCTAAACTTGCAGTCAAAGCAGATCCATCACCTTTTACTAATATAGGTTCGCCATTAGGTCCAAGAACCACCATGTTTTCTTCACCCACAGGAGCATACAGCTCTCTACCTCTAGGCGACATTAATTCTTGTGTAGAGACAAAAGTAGGTAAACCTGTAGCTTTTTCTATAACAGACTTTATGCTTGCTGTTCCTACAGGTGCAGCTAAGATTCCTGGATTTTCATCTAAAAAGTTTTCTAATTCAACTTCTGACATCATCATTGATTTACCATTGACCATGTATAGCTTTTTACCTTTTGTTAAATTACCCTTTCTAACGATAAAACCTTCTGCTTGTTTATTTACAGCACCTGCTGCAGTCATTATTTCAGTTCTAGCTGGTGCATTATTATCTGGCTGACCGTCTTTATTTTCATCAACAAATAAAGTGTACTCTTCTGTATTTCCGTCTGCTGCTGTCCAAGGCTCAACTCTGTTTCCTCTTTTAGCTATAGCATTTGCTTCTTGGTCTGTATAATACACAGGGTTAGCTTCGTTATTTAATTTGTAAGGACTTCTATTAGCAGTCTTCAAAGCTCTTTCTAAAGCTTTTTGTTCTTTGACATCAGCTAAATACAGTTGCATAGCAAACTGATTTATACCTTGTTGTTGCTGTATATCTAAACCTGTAAGAGTTTTTTCAAAATCTCTTTCTCCTTTTCTTTTTGTTATAGCGTATTTAGATAGTGCTGATGATAATGCTGTGCCCCAGCTTTCACCTTTCTCACCAGCTTGTATAAGTGCTGCACCTGCAACTAAAAAAGGTAAGCCTTCATCTGGTTTAGTTATAAGCTTTTTAATATCATCTACATTATAAAATTGTGCTGCTGCGTCTTTATAAACTTGTAGTCTTTCTTTTGGGTCTAGTGTGTCATTTATCTCAGTCATAGCGTTGAAGGTTTGTAACGCTTCACTGTCATCTGCTCCTCTTGAACCAGCACCTGCTGCAGAAGCCATCACTACTTTTTTAGTAGGATCATTTTCAGCATCTAATGCTTCTGCTTCTTCTTCACTTAGGTCTAAATTTAAATCTTCTAAACCAGCTATTATGGCTCCCTCCGTCAAAAGACTTGTAGGAGGTAAATTAGGATCTATGTTGGTTTGTACTAAATCTGATATATTACCACCCTCTGCTACATAGTCGCTTAATTCTTTACTTTCATTATCTAATAAAGAATCTATACCTATACCCTCTGGGGGTTGCTGTATGGCAGGTCTCTGTGGTTGTAACGTCATAGCTACTTGATCCTGTGGTATACCTGTTAATTGTGATATTTGATCTATAGCTAAACCACTACGAGCCAGTCTCATAACAGTTTGTTCAGGTGGTTCATTAGCCATCACCATGTTTGTGTTTTGATCTGTAACTACACCACCGAAAGGATTATTACGATCTCCTGTAATAGTGGTAACTCCTGGACCAATAAATGGACGGAAAGGGTATTTAGGCTCCATTATTTAGTAGCTCCATAAAGTGTGGCTGCTGTGCCTAAAGCTTGCATTAATGGGTTTGTTTCATTACCTGTCATACCTGATTGTAAAGTAGTGCCTCCTAAAGCTGGGGCTAAACCACTTGCTAACCCTGCTGCTGCTCCGATAGTTTGCATAGGTAGATTATACTGACCTACAAAATTACCGAAGGCTAAGTCAAGACCTCTTTGATCTAATCCTTGTTGCATACCGCCCATACCTAGTAGTCTGTTAATATCTGTGCCTGCTAGTGAACTACCGAGTGAACCTAAACCTGCTAACTGTGATCCTGCTCCTAAGCCTAATTGACCTAGATTTACTCCACCTGTTTGTATGTCTCTAGCACCACGACCAAGTATATTAGCTAAGTTGCCACCTAAAGCACCTATACCGCCAGCAGTTCTACCTAATAGATTACCAAAGTTAGTTCCTAATCCAGCTAACGCTGTACCTATGCCTGCCTGTTGACCAGCTAAACGACCTAACAAATTAGCTTGACCTGCTTGCCTTGCTTGTTGTGTTTCAAAAGCTGACTGTGCTCTACGTGCCGCATCACCAAAGCCTGCTGATCTTATAGCTCCTATTCTTTCTGCTGCACCTCTAGCTGCAGACTCTGCTAATTCTTCACCCAGTAATCTACTACGTGATCCACCGAAAGCACCAGAACCTATAGCACGAGCTCTTCTTGCTATATCGCCTTGAGCTAAACCTTCACGCACATCTTTTAGTGTTTGTTGTACTACTTGATCTTCAAAAGGGTTGTAAAAACTTTGTATACCACTAGGGTCAAACATTCTAGTAGAGCCGAATCCTACATCTGCTGCTGTGCCTAAACCTCTTCCTGCACCTAATAGTTGACCTACCCCCATACCAGTTGCACGTCCTGCTACCCTTGGTGCTTCTCTTAAAAGCCTTGTTCCTTCCGCAGTGCTTCTTTCTCCTGCACCTATAGCTTCCCCTATCAAACCTGCAGATGTATCAAAAGCATCACCAGCAGTTCCTACACCACCACGTATCATGTCTTCTGCACCTTGTATGAAAGGTTGATAACCACCTACACCTTGAGCAGTGAGACGGAAAGCTTCTTCTTGTGCTGGTGTAAACCCAGCTATACGTTGACCTGTGTATGTAAATGGGTTAGCACCTTCAACACCAAAGCCCATAATTTTATTTACTAAGTCTTGGTTTAATAAAGGTAATATTCCAGGAACATTCTGTCCAGGAACCCCAGCAAAAAACTGACCCAGCATATTAGGGGGTAATGTTTCTGTTCTTTGATAACTTGTTGTTTCTGCCATTAAGCTCTCCCTATACCCATTCGTTTTGCTTTATTTTCGTTTTTCTCCATCATTGCGTAAAGTCTTTCTATTCCTGCTTCGTGGTCACCGTCACCTAAACCAGCTACAGCTTGTTTAGTCATAACGAACTCACCATCTGCTAATATTGCATTTACCGTATCTGTATCACCAGCACCGTCAGGGTCTTCTATATCTCCACCGACTGCTCTCATATCCATTACACCGCCTTCATTAAATTCAGGGAACATCAGTTTACTATATTCTTCATCCCCTAAAGTTGCTCGTAAGTATGCAGCAGTAGCTGGGTCTAACATTCCGCTTGAGCTTATGCCTGTACCCATATAGGTGGGTGAACCTACTCCTACACCTTCGATCCCATATTGAGTTGGTAATACTGCTGGTCTAAGTGGGTTTTGTAAGTAGCCTCCTTGTGCTCCACTTGGTCCAGGCATACGTGCGTTATTTTCTCCGCCTTCAAGTCCACCGAGTGCTGTAATACCTGTTAAACCTAAACCGACTTTTTGTAGACCAGAAAGGCTTTCTAATCCACTTAATGCGTTTACTCCTTCTACCCCTCTCAAACCAGCACCTAGTGTTTGTAGACTGCCTCCTATAGTTCCTTCTGCTCCAGCTGCTCCTGGACCAAGGCTTCTAAACATACTGTCTGCTTTAAATGGGTTAAGTGAACCTAATCCGCCACCACCTTTGACACCGAAACCTGCTGCTACGTTACCCATTACATAGCCTTGTGCTGCACCTTTTGCAGCACCTTTTAAATTACCCTCTTTTATACCACCACCTATACCACCACCTATCGCTGCTCCTTGTGGTCCACCTATAGCAAAACCTATTATCTGACCGATTACAGGTGCTGCTTTTTTAATTGATTTACCTAACTTTTTAAAGAAACCAAACTCAGGTGCACCTGTTAGTGGGTTTATTGAGTTTTCAAAGTGTCCTACTTGATATTGATAAGGGTTAAGTTCATGACGCTCAAAAGCGTCAAATAGTTGTCTTTTTAGTACAGGGTCATCCGCTAACGGTCTAGGCAAGACCATCTCTCCAGGTGTAAGGTGGCCAATCATATTATCGCCATAGCGACCATGCATAGCTAATTCGTAACGTGCGTCTGCTAAACCTTCTAAACTTTCTAGCCCTGTAGTCTGCATAGTCCTTTGTTTAACTCCTGATTAGATTTAGTTTAACTAATTTGAACAAAGTTGTATATATCATAATGAAATACTCGTTGCTCCTGCTATTTTTAATGTAACTTCCCCTACTGAGCCAGTAGCTGATAAACCTTTATTTATTTTAGGTGTAGTAATAGTTATCCACTGGTTGCCACTGTAAACTTCTAGTGACTCATTATTTGTGTTCCATACTAAACTTCCTGCATTAAACTGTGCTTGACCTTTAGTAGTATCATCTATTTGACGTATATTATCAGGGTCAAACTCTCCTAAGTTTATTTCTAGTATTCTTACTAATCGATTAAATGTTTCTGAGTTGACTACCTCATCCATCTCTAATGGTAGTCTAGTGACTAACAATTTACTCATCTTCTACCGTCAGTCCTTACATCTAAACGTGTTGCTCCTAATCTCCAGCCTGTTGCTGTGTTTGCTGATACATTATCATCATCAGATTCTATCCTTACTACAGCTTGTCTTGCTCTTGCTCTTACGTGTGATTGTTGAGTACTACTACTGATAGCTGATGTGCTGTTTGTAGTTAGTGTGTCTCCTGGAAAATTACGTGTCTTTAAAACTATATTTACTTGACCGCCACCACTGTTACTTAAAAAACGTATGTCAGGAATCATTCTATTTATAAAAGCAAACTGTTCTCCATCTCCTATATCAAAGTCGCTTGATTCAACAAAAACGTTAGTCATAGGACTTCCGTCATCATCGTATCCTGTTTCATGTTCGTAAAGTAACGAATCATTAGTAGCTCTAGGATAAGGTTCTACACCAGCATCTAACCAAGCATATCTTCTCAGTTGCCCATAAGCCCAAACGTTTTCTACATAATTATATATAACATATCTATCTATCTCGTCTGAACTAGCGGAGCAATAATACCAACCTACTTCATCGTACTGAGTGTTGGTAAAAGCGTGTGTTTTAAAAGCTTGACTAGAATTAAAATCGTCAAATACATAACTTAATATACTGCATGGCACTTTTCTTACAGAACCCGTGTAAACGTAAAAATTGTCATAACCCATCCAATAAACACCACTGGGTGCAGTTACTGCTGCTTTAGGTGCCACTAAACCTGTATTTTCATTAATTAAATTTACACCAAACGTGAATGGTGGTCCAATAAACTGCATGCTGTACAGAGCTGTATCAGTCCATATAAGTATTTCTTGTCTAGATTTTACAGCACCAATAATACTACTACCAGAAGATAACCTTAGTTCTCCTGCTGTGTTTGTGCTTCTTGCTTCAAAATCTAAATCATTTTCTTGGTCACTAAAAGCTATTAACATAGGATCCACACTCCCAGTTCTTGCAGAATTACTAATGGGGTCAGATCCTAATATAATTAAATGTCTATCTTTTTCAGAAGTTATTGCCTGTAGTCCTACAGTAGGAACTTGATTAGCTCCTGCGATACCAGACAGTTCCACCGCTCTTGTGCTTGTACCACTATTTTCTAACCATCTATACACACCGCCACCTCTTACATTCATTATAAGGTTTTCACCAAAGTGATCATGTGTCCATAACCTTAACTGATTACTAGCGGATATAGCACTAGAACTTCCCCATGTGCTAGCTCCCCATGTTCCTGTACCCCAACCTGTAGAAGCTGTGAAAACATCTAGTCCTACATTTATTTGATACACCCCGACGACTGAACTGCCTCCATTACCACTATCACTAGCGTTTGCTGTGACTGTAGTTCCAGAAGTATCTTTAGCTGTTATAGTGTATGTGTTGGTTCCCGTAACTAAAAGTATTTGATATTCTTGATTTAATACAGCAGCAGTAATATTACCACCTAAAGTTGCTGCACCGCTAAAAGTAACGAAGTCGTTAGTTACAGCACCATGGCTTGCATCTGTTACTGTGATAGTAGAACTACCATTAGTTGCTGCAAAAGTTACATCGCCTGCAGAAGTTGTAGACCTAATAGGTGTAATATCGTCAAAGTTTGTGCCTTGTTTTATGTAATATTTAAAAGTCGTACCTAACCCTAAATATTTACTACCATCTAAAGACACCCAAGCATGGAGTGCTCTTGCCTTTCCTAGATAAGTTGATAGTGTATCTTTTGCCCAGCCACCTATTTTTTGTACTCTACCGTTTCTAAAACGTATTAAGTTTGAGTCAAACCAACCACCCTCATTATCGTATTCAGTTCCTTCTCTATTTATTCCAGGTCTAAATATAAATTTGCTTAGTGCCATAATTACACCTCATACCAATCTTTACCCTCAAACAACAGAGACTCAGCTTCTCTTCTTCTTATCAACCCTTTTAAAACTTCACCACCAGCTTTATTCCATCTTCTCATTTGTGCAGGAACTTCACTATATTTTCCCTCATTGAGAACTTTTAACATTGTTGACTCCCCAAGATTAGTTGGACCAAGATTATACACCCAACAAACTAAACCATCAAACTGACACTGAGTTAGCTCTACTTTGACCATGTCATTTATATACCCTTCATATTCAGGCATCTCTTCTGCTAAAAGGTGTAAGGCTTCATCTTTATTAATTTTATCACCTTCTTTTACATCTTTAGTATGTCCATAACCTATTGTCCAAACACCTACAGAATCTTGATAAGCTTCTAGCTCACAACCTTCAAACTTTTTAATAAGAGCTAAACCTTCTTCAGATATCTTCATCTTAGTCATTTTTGTCTGGTGAGTTAGATGCTCCGAAGTAAAAACTTATTATGGCTGATGCTAAACCGCCTAAGTATCCTAATACTAGGTTAATCAAAGCTTCTGAGTTTTGCTCTGGTGGTTGTATAGTTACTAAAAATATGTATCCCATAAATCCACCTACTACAGCTATACCTATAATTCTGGCTGTCCAGTCTCTAGAAAAAGTTTGTCTAGCGTTTTGTGTATCTTGAACTTCTAGTTTAAACACATCCACCTCTAGCTCTTTCATTTTTAACTCAAACTCAGCCTCTGCCTTTTTAAGTTCTAGCATCTGTTCTGGAGTGGCGTTATCTATAGCTTTTTGTATTTCTTTAGGTTCATTCTTACAACCTAATACATCAGCTATCATATTAGCAGCCATCCCTCCCATCGGTCCACCGAGTGCTGTTCCTAAAGTTGGTGCTACTGATCCGACTAAATTTTTAAGTAATGCTTTCATACTCTCCTCTCCGCCTTTATAAATTTTAGTAAGTTTAACTTAATTCCACACATTTTTTTAGTATCTTGTTGACTAACTACCTTGCTTAATCGTAATTGTATTAGATGAACCACCGTTTACTTTTATAACATTTTCTACACCATCTTGTAAAAGAACTAACGTATAGGAACTAGATCCATCTAAATCTAATCGAAGTGATTGACCTACCGTTCTACGGAGACTTATGAGCTGACCTGTTATTATAGTAGTTATCTGTGTATCTTTATCTTGACCTATATCTGTACCCGCTATAGTGATTCCTGTGGCAAGTTTGCTTAATTGATCCTCTTCCTCTTCGATGGCTAAAGCATCGATTATGTTGAGCAAGTCTTCTAAAAAATTAACATCTAAGTAGTTTATATCGAGCTCTGTAAATTCTAGTTCTGATTCATTATTTAGAAAATCCTCAGCTAAAAAATCTATATCTAAATCATTAAAGTCTAAATAATCTGCTGTAGTTTGTTGTTGGTTACTTTCTTGTAAATCTTCTTTAGTCTTTGGAGGATTAACTATTAACATATTATCGATTAGCTCTAATGTTATGTCTAAAATAACAGGTTTAGTTGGTGCTTGTTCATATACTGTCGCTACAGTAGATTGATAAGGTTTATTAAGAACAACCATTCCCATAGCAGTTTCTACTGTTATTTCACCACTAGATATACCGTTCTCGTCTGGGAGCAATATAACAAGAGATCTACCCAGCTCATCCACAGTGATTGTAAAATCCGTTCCCCTTATACCGATAGTTGCACTGTTTGTTCTTATTTTTATATTTTTCTTTTTTACTTTGTTTAATTTACCAGTAACAAATCTTGCAGTGCCTTTAGCAAAAGTTAAAGCCATTTTAGATTTATCAGGGTTGGGGTCAAATACAAACTCATCTATTAACACTCTAGAGTTTTCTGTTAATCGTATCTGTGTCTCATCTATAAACGTAATACCCATACGTCCGTTAGCAGTTTCTACTTTGTCGTAACTAAGTATGCCGAAGTCTATTTCAGCACCATATGGTTTATCCCTTACTACTTGGGCATTACCTCTCAGCTCACTTATAGAGCCTATATCAACAGCCTGTGCTTGTGCCTTGGTCGTTTTGAATAACACACACAGTTGAAGTGCTAGTGCCAGAACTAATAATCTTGAGCCAATCATTGTCTAAAGTGCTTTGTTGTTGAATATTGAATGTTCTATTGCTGCCTGTATGGTCTAACCAAAAGTAACCACCAGCATAACCATCTCCATCATAAGTAACAGTATTATCAGAACCGTCTATATCCATATAATTAGTAGCACTATCTATATCTATAGCTGATGTAATACTATTACTAGAACCATTAATTATCCAATCTAAGTCTAGTGTACTAGCTAAAGCAGTGGTAGCTTGATTTAAGGTAAAAGTGTTACTATTGCCAGTAACGTCAACATTCACATTAGACGAGTCAGCACCGTATGTGTTTGTCTTATCTGTGTTCATGTTAAAAGTATTGCTGTTACCATCGAACTCAAAAAAGCCAGTGTACGAATCTGAGACTATGTCGCCTAAAAATTTATTTGTGTCACCGATCTGATTTATGTCTAATGTTAACCCTGTGCCGATTAAATTTAAATCTGTCATAGTGCCTGCTACTGCATCAGCACCCCCTATAATATTGCCAGAACCAAGTTGTTCTAAATCTATGTTTGAATTAGAAGCACCTGAACTTTGATCAATAAAGATTTCATTATCTGCTGCATAAATCGGTAAACAGATAATAAATAAAAATAGATATTTTTTCATTGTTTTAACCTCCAATATTCTTTATCTACACCTTCCCGTATAGTTTCTAAAACTGCTGTTTCTATAGCTATCTGTAGAGCTACGCTCATCGGTTCGTTTCTTACGTTTCCGCCCTCCACTTCTATAAGCTCTGTTCCTTGACTTACGAACCTAAAAACATCACTATCTAAAGAAGCTGATAAAACAGTTTTAGTTACTAACACTTCTGTTAAAACTCTTCCTGTACTTACAGAAACAGTTCTTAAACTTATTGTAATTATATCCTCTCTGTATTGTTTGGAAAAACCTATACCCAAGTTTCTAGCCCCTGCTCCACCTGATCCTATGTTAGCTTGATAAGATAAAACACCCCCTGTCATAATCATGTCACCAAATTTAAGGGGTAAAAGCTTTTGATCTTCATCAAATGTTTCTCTCGTTGACCTTATTAGTTGTCGTTCTTTTGTTACTGACTCTAATGATACTCTTTCTACAACTTCAAAAAAGTTTGAGTGTTTTAATGCTCTAATTAAATATGCATGAGGTGCTTGTGTTATCGCTGTAGCAAAAGTTGCATATTTAGCATTAGATCTACGTTGTCCAGTTTGATCTTTAAAATCATTAGCATAAACTGATATGACAGGCTTCCTTGCTGGTTCTTCTACATTAGCTAAATCTGTGTATAGTTTTTCTACCGAAGCTGGTTGAATGTACTTAATTGGTGGTATATTGTTTTCTAGTGGATCAATCATGAGAGCACAACTAGAAAGTAAAACCGCCGATAGGCACAATGACTTCTGTAACATTGCCGTCCTCATCAGTGATAGTAACTTTAACCTCCTCGTCTGTTATTTCATATTCTATGGTATTACCGTCCAGTTCCATAGAACCACTCTTTTGTTGATTTTCACCAAATAAAGCTGACTCTACTTGTCTAGCTATGTTTGCATAGATTCTAGAGGTAAGGTTGCGCATAAAACGAGCTTCTACAGTATTGTTTTCTTCTCTTTCTATTTGGTCTTGTAGTGCTTCTATTTCTTCTTTTAAAGCTTTTTTACGATTAGTCTCTTGGTTTTCTATAGTTAAATAATGACTAGACGTGCCTATACCACTAAAAGAAGGGTTTTTAAATTCATGCACCATTTCGTCTGATTGTATGTGGTTTGTGAATAAAACTAATGCAGTCACTATGAGCATAGAAGAAATAAGTAAAAGTTCATTAGGTGTTTTAGGATCCATCAGTCTTTCCTCTGATCGTCACGATCAGCTTTGGCTATTTTATTACTATCTATTAACTGTGGTACACCTAGAATAGTTTTGATAAGAGTATCTTGACGTATGATCTCATTATCTAAAGATCTAACTCTATCTATAAGAGCTACTAATATACCGTGTTGTGAATCTAACTTTGTACCAAGCCTTTGTTCCATCTGTTCTATTTGATCAGCAACTTTATCATCTAGCACATCAACTTTAGTTTCCATGCCATCTATAATTCTATTTATAAGTTTCCATATAAAGAAACCTAATCCTAGTGCTGCTGCGATTGGAAAGCCTACCTCGTTAATGAAGGTGACTGCTTGATCCATTACTTACCTTTTTTCTTTTTCTTTACTCTTTTTGTAGTGTAAGCTTCGTTAACATTAGGTGTAGATTTATCGTCTGCTACAAACTGACCTTCTTCGTCTCTGGCTCTAACTTTTACTCTTTTAGTGCCTGTTACTTTATCTACTATTCTACTCCATAGTCCCATTATTTTTCTCCTACTTTTTTAGTTACAGATTCTAATTGAGGTTCTTCTTTATTAGACTCCTCTGCCATTTTTTGTATCTGTTCCATAGTTTGTTTACGCAACATAGCTATGGCTTCTATTTCAGTACCTTTCCAAGCTCCTCTTTCTGTAGATATATCTATAAGTTGAAGTATATTCACGAAGTATTGTTGTTCCATAATTTAACCTAATGTTTTAGTTACGCTTGTTGGTGTAACTTTCTCTGCTATCTGTGCATCTATTGATGCTTTTAGTCTTGTAACTTCATCAGAACCAAGAGCAGCTTCTACCCA